GTTAAGTGCAGTAACAACATCACAAATGTCGCCCTCTTCGATTGTTCTGTTGGGCGGAAACGAAAACGCTTGGCTTAACTGGCTGGGCTGTGAGCCTTGCGCGGGCCTGTACAGGTATATCCTGTCCATAAACACCATCACAATGTTGTCTTTGCCATTTGCGTCTACATACAATCCAGACCCAACCATTGTTAGGGTGATTACGACTGAACTTGTAAGCCGCTTGGTTCCTTTTCTCGGCTGGGCAATGCCGCGCTGTAAGCGAGTATTAAAGCTCGCCTGCAACATCCCCGGCTTCAAGTTTCCAGCATCCAGCCTACTGGCAAAGCCAATAAACATATCATCACCTTCAACTTGAATCTCTTGTGCCATTAGGAAATGAGTTTACTGAGCTTGTCTACAAGACGTTGAAGATCGTCGCGAATCTCAACCATGCGCTCCATGTGGCCGTTATCCTCTTCTTCGCCACCTTCATCCTCGTACTCCTCTTCTTCGCCATAACCGCACTCGGAGCAGGTACCGTCAGCTTCCATTGGTGAGTCGCATTCTGGGCAGGAGCGTCCTCTGTCGCCCATAGGGCCACCAAGGATCATCAGCAGGGATTTCATCGTTTTGGGCATAAGGCTAGGCGATTAAGGATTGTCCTTTTTCCCTGCGAACACACAGCTCGCTAAGAGGATAAGGAGTATTGTATTCAAAATGAGGCGAATCATACAGCTTTTTAAAGTTGCCACCCCATCTAAGGTTGTGTTTTGCACAGAGGGTTGAGGCATGTTTATGCATAAGATCAGCCGTCTTTTTGTCAGCGGGCGTGCCATCGTCCATGTACACTTTGCCTTTAAAGACTCCGCAGTCGATGGCGAGTCCGAAGTTGTGCATGCTTGATCCCGGCTTGGCATTGGTGACCTTTGGCCCCGGTGCAGTGCGTCCTTTGGCGTACAGAGCCGCCTGTTCTTCCCAAGACCGAGTGCCGCAGATGACTTTGTAGTCCAAGCCGTCCTTGGCCGCTATCTGTTTGGCATCGAGCAAAAAGGCTGTAAATGCGTCCTGAACCTCGGGAAGCAGAGTTGCGATGTGTTTGGCTGATCGCTCGTCAATCACCGTTTCTCGTTACGGATTACGTCAATAATGCCAAAGATTGCCATAACGCCTTGCGCGATGGCTCCACCGATGCCGGTAGAGTACAGCCCGAGGGCAGCGCCAAGTTTAGCAAGTCCGAGCCAAGTGGATGGTTGTTTGAAATGTTCTTTCATGGTTAGTCGTGGAGTTGGGCGATTCGTTCCCAGAGCTTGAGCCTGTCTTGCTCGCATTCTGAGATCTTGATCTCTAGTTTGTTTAGTTTGCTGTGAAGATAGTAAAGCGCCAGAGCTAAAAGCGATACCGTAAGGCCTTGCTCAAAGATGTGGTTTAGAACCTTGCTGATGAACTCGTCCATAACTAGCACTTCCAGCGTCTCATGCTTGCTCTAGCCCGTTCGGCTGGGCCTTTAGCCTTGGCTACGACACCTGCCATCCTAGCGCAAAACGATTTCTTCCTGCCAGCGTCAGCTTTGGTCTTTGGGTTAGGCGCAGGAGCCTTCAGATTGCTTCCAGTAGCTCGGTTGTATGCGGCGCGACCTTTTGCTGTTAGCCCTGCTCCACGCGAGACTGGAAGTTTTTCTCCGTCGCCAACTGCTAGTGATACGGATTTTCTTGCCATAAATTAAGAAGCAGGAACCCAAGACACTGACGCTTCATCCCATGTGTACATGCTTCCATCGGTTGGATATGGGGTTGGCGGATTCCAGAAACATGTTTCTTCGTCCAATACCCAAGATGGATATGGCTGAGGTGAGTAAAAAGCGTCTCTGACGCTATCGTAAACAGATCCGATCCCAGCGTAGTTTTTGCGTAATGGACGCCCTTCTGGATGTTGGCCGCCTCGCGTGTTGTAGCTAGTCTGCACCCATTGGCCCGGAATGGTGTCAATGAAGTCTTGTTCTGCAACGATTACACGTTGAACTACGCCGTCGATGATTTCAGCAAAGTGAGCCATATGTTAAGAAGTAAATATCAATCTGCCAGAAGTTGTAAACTCATGATATGTATATCCGCCGTTTTGAGTAATTGTGCCTCCGGTTGCGCGAGGAGTTCCAGTATAGCGGACTTTTACAATCCCAGAGCCGCCTAAGCCGCCGTTAACGCCGCCAACTCTTGATACGCTTCCTCCGCCTCCACTGCCAGTATTTACAGCCCCAGATTGACCTACATTTGGAGTAACCCCACCCCTGCCTCCGCCTCCAGCTCCTCCTTCTCCTTCTATATAAAGATCTGTAAATCCACCGCCACCGCCTGCCCTAGTTATGCCATCAAACCAAGTTAGTCCGTCTCCTCCCTTTGCTGTTAAATTATAATCTTCTCCAGCTTGCCCTGCTCCGCCTCCGCCTCCCATTGCTTGCCCTAGCCCGTTTCCGCCGGGAAATCCCTGCCCTAAAATTCCAGCTCCGCCAGTAGTTCTACTCCCATACCCAGAGCCGCCATTTTGAGCTGGAATACGCTGATTTGCAAAGAGGGCATTATATCCGGGACCGCCTCCGCCAATGCTTGTTATTTTATTAGAAAAAGACTGAAGATAACTATCACTTCCTTTTCCTGAAGAGCCAACAGACACACCTCCACCTCCAATAAAAATATAATATACACTATCTGTTACACTTGTAAACAATCCGCTTATATACCCTCCAGCTCCTCCAGTGCCAGCTGGATGATAATCGACATGATTAGTGCCGCCACCCGCCCCACCCCCAGCAATTACAAGGTAATCCAAGTCATATGGGGCAACTGGAGCTGGATCAACAGATGGCGGCTTTAATGTACCTAAATATGCAATCATACAGTAGCGTCTCCTGCAACAACCCAAAAATTGCTGGCAATTTTAATCAAAGAAATTACAGAATATAATCCAGATGTTGTGACGCCATTTTTGCCTTGCAGTGTAACTCCAGAAACTGAGGATATAGTTACAGAAGCTCCAGTCTGCATCACAAGAATTTGCGTTCCTATGGGGAAGTTTGAGTTTGCAGTTGACTCTAGTGGAATCGTAATCGTAGCAGCATTAGTGCTGTTTACGACAATCATTTTTCCAGCATCTGACCCGCTATTAACATGTGTAAGCGTGTAGCTTACGGTTGCGGCAGTCTGATTGTTGATCGGCACCATTGCTGTTGCAATAGGATTGCGAACTAATCCAGCAACAGGCGACGAGCTGGTCACATACATCTGCTGGTTATCCCACTCAACTGCTCCCAATGTGGCTGTTGTAAGCAAGGCTTGGCTTGCGGTTGTAGAAAAGCTAAACGGATTAACCGATGTTGTATTTGCTGCAAATGTTTGTTTTGCACTAAATGGCGTTGTGTTGGCTGTGGTTACAATTGTAGACCTCGATGTAATTGCTATGACGCTTAATGCATCTACTCCAATTGTATACGATGTTGCTCCAGACACATTTCCCGCTATGGAATAAGAAAATCCATATCCTCCTGTTCCTCCATTAACCCCAAATGTTCTTGGCCCAGAAATTGTTCCCGTAAAAAAGCTGGGTCTCACCAACACGCCAGAAACTCCAGCTCCTCCAAGAGATTGAACTTGCCACGGCCCATTCTGTGCGGTTGGAGTTGTTCCGCCCGTTGCTCCTTGGCCCACAAGAAGCACAACGTCACCCACAACAAGTGTTCTTCCTTCCACAGGTGGAAGAGCGCCAGCAGTTACAGTAAATGTAGTTGTGGTTGTGTTTTGAACATTAACATTATTTGTCGCAGAGCCTGCCGCTGTCGCGCCGCTTGCCAGCACAACTTGAGTTGGACTAATGACTGTTTTAATCGCGATGCTGTTAAGTCCTGCTACGTTAAACACCATTCCGGGAACTAACGTAAATCCTACTGGGGCCGAAGAAAGTGTAATCGGTATTGCGGTTGTTCCAGCTCCAGCCGTCCATGCACTCAAGTTTACAGTGCCAGCGAAAGCTGGAGTAAATGCGTTTGTACTTCTTACAACTGCATACTCCATTCCAACACCAGAACCTCCTCCACCTCCGCCGCCAGAAATTGGCGCTGTTGAAAGTGCGCTGACTCTTCCGTAAGCATCAAGGGTGATAACAGGAACAGCAGAACTTGATCCTGCTGTAATTGCACCCGGCCCTGTGGTTTCAAGAGCTATTGTTCCTGAAGCAGTGATCGGCCCGCCCGTTAATCCAGCTCCAGTGGCAACGGATGTTACTGTTCCAACTCCAGATGTCGCTGATGGAGTCCATTGAGTGCCGTCGTAAACTAGTGCCTGTCCGCTTAATGGAGTCGAAGAAGATACTGCATTGCCTTGAATTTTTGCTACTGTTGGGTTTGGATAACTTCCAGACAAGTCTCCTCCGGCAGATGCAGTTGCGGACAAGGCTCCAAGATTAGACAGGGCCGATGGCGCGTCAGTAGCTCCAGTCCCGCCTTTACTAATAGCAATAATTGCGCTTGTTTCCACTGCGCCAATGGACGCAGGCGTAATTGCAGCAATTTGGGCCGAGGCTAAAGATTGAACCTGTGCGCTATTAGTGAATCCTGTTAGCTGGCCTGTAGTCGCCAGTCCACTCAGTGCATCCGAGGTGATCCCGCCAAGGTTACTCAGTGCCGATGGCGCGTCCGTTGCGCCCGTCCCGCCGTTGGAGATATCCAGCGTACCAGTCAGATTGAAGGTGCCATTGTCGGTGATTGCGCTCGTTGGCGAGAAAGACAGGCCGGACACTTGGCTTGTCATGGCGATACTTGTCACCGTCCCCAACCCGGCCAATGAAGCCGTCTCAACCGCACTGATGCGCCCGTAAGCGTCTACGCTGATAACTGGCACCGCCGCACTGGAACCCACGTTGGTCAGCACGCCCGGACCAGCGGTCTCAAGGGCAATTGTGCCAGTATTTGTGATAGTGCCGCCAGACAGCCCCGTGCCAGCCGTGATGGACGTGACCGTGCCAGAGCCGCCAACTGCGATGGCTTCCGTTGTAAGCGCGGTGATTTGGCCGTAAATGTTGGCTGAGATGACCGGAACTGCGATAGACGATCCTGCGCCTGTGATGGCTGGGATTCCAGTGGTAGCTAGTGCAATCGTACGGCTTGCAGACAAGTCGCCTCCACCAGTCAATCCTGCACCAGCAGACACGCTGACTTGGGACATCTGGATCTTGTTTAGCGCGAGGGGCGCTGCGGTCGAGACATCCGAGTCGGTGATCAGTGACGCCGGGTTCTGCGGAACACCGTTGATGACCTTTACCACACCTGTGCCGCCCACAGACGGGATCGTGGTGTGAACGTGCGAAGGGGTGTTGTTGCCAAGGTCGATACTGACCGTATGCCCGGATCCAGACGCTTGCGCTTCCAGCACAATGTACAGACGATCAGTTGGATCAATGTCTGTTTGCGGAATTACCATCGAAATGGCAGTTTGCGTGCTTGTTGGCCCGCTTGCCACCACTGCACTTCCAGAAGGATTTCCAACCTGTATTGATGCAGAGCCAGTCCACCGATACACCACTGCTCTTAACAGTGTTGGGGCATTAATATTTGCCGTACCTGTACACCAGACATTAAAATCAAAAATACCAGCAGGAAGAAACTCAAGATTAGGATCAAGAGGATCGTTGTCGGAAACAAACCCAGCAATTGGCGTCCAAACTGTGGGCGTAAGTGTTTCGCTTGTAATAGTGGATTGGCCAATTTCAGCAACACGACCAAGCTCTTTGGCTCCCGCTGGAATAGTTCCGCCCGCAGTTGCGTTATTAAAGTAGAACAACACCCCACCACCGCCGGATCCGCCAGCAGCAGGCGCTGTAGCCACCCATGCCGAGCCATTCCAAGTCAACACCTGTCCACTGGTTGGCGGAGTGGCAGACACAGCCTGACCTTGAATCTTTGCAACCGTTGGGTTCGGGTAGTTACCAGACAGATCTCCGCCAGCAGCGGCAGTCGCGGACAGTGCACCAAGACTTGTCAGTGCGGCAACACTGGTAGTTGCTCCAGTTCCACCTTGCGAGATGGCAAGGGGTGAGGCAGATGTCAACGCAGGCTGAAGTGCGTCAAGCTGGGTTGTCGTTGCGTAGCCGCTAAGTTGTTCAGTTGTGGCAAAGCCAGACAACTGTGAGGTGAAAGCGATTCCTTCAATCTGTGAAGTGGTCGCGTATCCGCCAAGCTGTGTTGTAGTTGCAAGGCCAGAAAGCTGCGACTGCTGAACCGTGTTTTGGTTGTAGTTGACAACAATAACAGTGAGCTCGTCGATACCAACTGCCATCAGTCCGTTTGTCGCCTTGGTTACACTGAGGATTTGCCCAGAACGGGCAAACCCATCACCAATGTTAAGAGTAATTCCCTGCTTTACAGAATTTCCACTGAACCAAGTTGGGCGAGTCAAGACAGCGCCAGATGAACCAGTGTTCATCGTGGTCACAATCCACGGCCCGTTTTGTTTTGGATCTGCCTGACTTGTAAAAACAAGAAGATCGTTTAGTGCAATATTTCTGTTATCGCACTGCGGAAGGCCAAATGTCTCGTAGGTAAACGTGTTCGGTGTAACGCCCGTGTTGGACACGCCTGAATGGTTAATAGTAGACGCAAGCCTTGCTTGATAGTGTCCAGTTGCCGTGGACTGCAGCGAACCGTCGTAGAACGAAATCCCGCCAGATGCAACAGTCAGCGATGGCAGTGCGCCAGTGCTGTTGATAATCAATCTGCCGGTCATCGTTGAGCCGGACTTCAGCACATAAGCATTCAACTGCTGCGAGGAAACAGCGCCAAGGTTGGCTAACGCGCTGACAGCGTCGGTTGCTCCGGTGCCGCCTTTACTGATAGCAATGACATCGCTAGTTGCTACAGCGCCAATAGATGCAGGGGTAATTGCTGCAATCTGGGCGGATGCGAGCGACTGAACCTGTGCGCTATTTAATCCAGAAATTTGGCTTGTGGTAGCCAGTCCAGCAACAAGCAGGCTTTTTGTGGCAGTTTTAGTGTTTCCGCCTTGATTTAAGACAACAATATCATTGTTGTTAACGGCGGTTGCCGCTGGAAGTTGAGAGATTTTGATGTCTGGCATAACTTTATGTGGCTAAAATAATCTTACAGATATGCAATCACGAAGTAAATGTGATTGTACCAGAGGTTGTGAATGTGTGGATCGTATTTGCGCCTGCTACTGAGACAGTGCCTCCGGTTGCCCGCTGCGCTCCAGCGTACCAAATTACTACACGTCCAGAGCCGCCATTTCCTCCCTCGCCTAAAAACGCTCCACCTCCCCCGCCGCCGCCAAGCCCGTCAGTTCCCGGAAGGCCAACCCTAAGAGTGCTAGTTCCTGCGCCTCCTGCGCCTCCGCCTCCATTGCCTCCAGCTAATCTGGTTGTGCTGTCAGCGCGTCCGCCGCTTCCTCCTCCTCCGTAAACTGTGGCAGCACCCGCAACCGTTACAGATTTTCCAGCTCCACCGGCTCCTGCTGCTGACGCAGTTGCATTTCCGCCAACAGCCCCACCACCACCACCACCCCCACCAGCTCTGCTTGTTGCTGCATTTCCTATTCCACCATTAAATCCTTGCCCTGAAGTTCCTAGCCCAGCCGCTCCAACACTGGCATCTCTTGTAGCACCTCCGCCGCCAGAACCACCGTTAAGGCCATCAATACCAAAAAACCCGCCACCCCCGCCGCCGCCAAGAGAAGAAAATAAAGAATTTTCTATAAGTGAATTTGTCCCGCTAGAACCTTGCCCCTGCGAACCGCCTCCGCCTCCTGCGCCAACAGTTACGGTGTACGCTTGGGCAATTTCAAGTGTTGCAGTCGTTGATGTGACCACTCCACCGCCTCCACCCCCAGCTGAGCTATCATCACCACCACCACCACCGCCGCCAGCAACAAGCAGCAGATTGAATGCTGCTGTAGGGGCAATTCCTTGAGAAAGCGCAAAAGATTTTGAAAACATTAGTAAACGTAGTTTTTAGAAACATTTCCGTACCATTTATTTCCGTCAGAAACAAATGAAAATATATCAAGCCTTCCAAAAGTGTTATTTGTTGTTGGCGCGAGTCCTCCAGACCAAACGACGTTAGTAAATGTTACAGAACCAACAGTTGTTCCACTAGGCGGCTGCTTAAGATACAAGGTAAATGACTTTCCTGCCTGCAATGCAGGCATTGCAAACGTACATGTCGTGCCAGAGGTTAGCTGTGCAATAATTACCGTGCTTGTTGCAATAGATATATTGTAATTTGATGCAACTGTTACGGATGTAACTCCTTCCACATATCCATTAATTGTTGGATTTTGCACTGTTGGCGTAGTTGCAAGAACAGCGTCACCAGAACCTGTAACTCCGCTCGCCAAAACAGCCGATCCTGTCCCAACAACCCCGCTTGCTAAAACAGCCGATCCAGTTCCAGTAACTCCACTTGCAAACACCACAGATCCAGTACCAACCTCATCAGTAAGTGCGGAAGCCAGATTTGCGCTGGTTGGAGTTTGCAAAAATGTAGAAACCCCAGTTCCAAGATCTGTAAATTTTACAGCTCCTATAGCACTTGCATCAATGGCAACAGCAGCCGCTGAAGTAATTCTACCCTTGGCATCTACTGAAAACTGGCCGACTTGGCTAACTGATCCGTAAGTTGACGCGGCAACGCCAGTTGTTGTTAATTCTGGGCTTGGATAAGTGCCAGTTAAATCGCCACTAGCAGCCCCGGTGGGGGTGCGCGAATCGCTTAGGCGGGGGTCATTCCCAACACATACATTGGTTGGCCCTGTTCCAAACGCTGGACGCACTAAAGATATGGCTGCTTTTTTTGTAGTGCCGCTTTGAACGAGCGGAATAATATCAGCGTCATTTGCGATTGCCGCTGGTGGAAGATCGGAAATTTTAATGCTCATGGGTTAACCAATGTTAATGCGCTGGCTGGCTTCGGTATTAAGAAAATCATTTGCTTGCGTCAAAATGCGGGCACTTGAAGGAACGTCTACTTTTTTAAAGACAAATGTTTTGGAATTACCACTTACTTGAACGCGAGCGAAATTTTTATTTACGTCAAGCGAAGTGTTGGCGTTTCGCTTTCTAATGAATTGAGTAATCATGTCAGTAAGTGTACACCATGTCTAGCTTCTGAACTTGCCCCTGCTGGCGAATAAGAACATCAATCTGCTGCTGGATTGCAGACTCGGCCAACTGCTCAAACACCACGGCTTCTTCTGCGCGACCTTCAGACTTCAAGAAATCAGAAGACACAGAGTTTGCTAAATAATCCCTAAACCTAGCAGGAATTTCAACAATTTGCCAAATTTCCGACGCTTGCCCAGATGGGCTAACTCCAGCGGACACGTTGGTTTTTGCAAAGAAGAAGTTTCCATTACTTGGCTTTGCCTTATCTCCAATGTAGTAGTTTCCGCTATTTTGCCCTAGGTCAAAGTAAATCTGCGCCCCAGTCGTGTATGTGGAGGTTGCATCGTATTTCAAGCCAAACATGCGGGGCGGCTCCAAGCGATACTGCACAAACTGACGGCCAGAATCAAATGTGCGAAGATAACTCACATCATCGTTAAATGACTGTGGGGATTGGTCTGCAAAGTCTTCAGCAATAAACGGCAATGGAATTGCTCTGGTTGATTGTCTTGGATCGTTGCTGTAGATGTTCAACCCCTGCAAAGACCCCTCTGGAATCTGAATGAGCAACTGCTGGTTGTCCATAAACAACACCTTGCTTGTCAAAGGTGAGTTTGGGCCGCTGTACTCAAAATAATTTGTGTTTATAAATGGCGTCTCAACAACAATGCTTGTTATATATTCACCGATGCTGTCAGTTGCAGTCGAATAAGTGAACTGATATTGCTCTTCGTCAATTGGAGACAAGTCTCCGTTTCCGGTTGAGCCGTAAAATGGGTTCAAAAACTTTACATGCGACTGAGAAATTGTGTTCTTTTTGTAAGCGTCGTTTGCAAAGTCCTGCAAGTAAATGCGCTTAAAGTTGGTGTCAAAGTTAATGCGCGTTGTGTTTGTGTTAAGGTCGTTTTGAGCAAACAAGTCCTGCAAGTCTTCTGTGGCTATCGGAATATCGGATTCAGTGGCCAAAATATTTAACCCAGCGTCAATCGACTCCACGGGCAACCCCGGCCAAGTGTACATGTACCGCTGAATGTCAGGCCACTCTTCGCGATCCCAGATCACAGACAAACGTCTGCCTGTAAAGTCACGAATGGCTCCAAAAGACTTATCGTTCAGCGTGGCGCGATCCAGCCCTACAAGCTGGCAGACAGAAGCAAGAATGTCGCTAAACGGAACTGTCTTCATTGATAAACGGTGCGGGAACGAACATTTGTCGGCGTCCAGCCAACATGGATTTCTTTGGTCCCTCCACTATTGACTCGACACTCAGGATTGTCACGCAAAAACTCATCCATGAACGCTTTATCGTTCCAACATTCATATCCGAGCTTCTGGCCCCAAAAGTGGTAGGCCGTAGGAGGTATTCTGGCGGTCAACTGACCCAACCCCTCAATTGACTTGTGCCGTTCTCGGTTAATCTTCTGCGTCTGCTTGGCCTGCACTTCCGCTTCAATACGGTTCTTTTGCCATCCACGACGCAGTTCTTGTTCAAGTTGCGGCACTAAATCAGTAGGGATTGTAATCATAGTAAAAAAGGTGCCGGTCTCTCCCGGCTGTCACACCACTCTTATTGCGCCTTCGGGTATGGAGGCCCAAGGTCGGCAGGTGTCGCGTATTAGCAACTACTAGGAGGAGTAGTCGAATTTCCCGAGGCCGAGCGGGTTGCCAACAACCAAGCCTGCAACGGCTTCAATGAGGCGAGCAGGGCCACCACCGTAATCTGGCAGTGCGGTGACGTTAGCGACGTTGCCGCCGTAGCGAACCTCGATGAGGTTCATGTCGAGCACAAGACCTTTGTAAGGTGTGGGCGTCCAGGTCGTGCCGGACACGGTTCCGATGAACGTGGAAGGATGCAGACGCACCGTTCCGAAGTCACCCTGAAACACGTCCAAGCTCTGGATGAAGGTGTCAGCGGCAGCGTCACGCTGGAAGGTCTGCACTTTGGTCGCACCAGCAGCAAGCGTGTTGCTGGAGTTGCTGACCGTGGTCAGAGCCGTGGTCCCAAGCAGGCCGGTGAAGGCACGCTTGAGGTCCGTTCCAACGATGGCGTCGAAGCTGGTGTAGTGGCCAGTCTGGTCGAAGATCGACTTCAGGAGCCCCTGCACACCTGCGTCCGTCAACCCGCTGGATGCACCAGTGAGGATCGAGGTCAGAGGGGTACGGAAGATCGAAGGGATGTCTCCGGGGGTTGGCGTACCAGTTCCGGCGTTGCTGATCCAGGTCTGCACACCAGCGGTGCGGTAGGCCTGAGTCGTGCCGTTGTCCTGCTGCGAGAGCTGGTTCGACGTGAATGTCGCTTCCATGTCGCGCTTGATGCCAGTGATGCCCTTGCTGACGTTGTCAGCCAGTTCGTCGCGCACACCAGCGACATCAGCGATGTCCTGGGTGAGGCGGGACACGCGCACTGCACGCCGGAAAACCTGCGCGTAGTTGGCGAGTTCAGCGCGGTAGCCAACGACATAGTTGTCGTAGGTGGAAACGTCCGTGCCGTCAACCACACCGCCCACCTGAGGAGTGGGGAGCGAGTCAGACTGCCAGCGGAAGTACATATTTCCGGGCTTGCTGCCTTTGCGAGCCATCGACGTAAAAGGAGTGTCCTTTGCGTCAACGAGCGCAATCATGTCCATCAAGTCTTCGCGTAGACCGCGACCGCTAAGTTGGGGTTCAGTAAGAAGTGCCATAAGAGTGAAAAACTAAGTTTGATTGTTAAGGACTTACACAAGTCCCATTGCTTTGATTACGTCAGTCATCCCATCTCTTGAATTGTTCCGAATGAACGATTGCTTGGCCTTCTGAAGGTCCGTCTGGGTCGTCCTTGCCGGTGCCGCCTTAATTGACGGTTGGGCAGGGGCGCGTTTGATCGGTGCAGTTGGTTTCTTTTGTGCTTTCTTTTCGCCGTAGGCTTTGATTCCCATAACTAATAATCCAGCTACATGTTTCCAGTCTGCTCGGCGCTTCTTCAGCTCTGGGAACTCACGCAGAATCTGTTGAGCAGTTTGGTACTCCTCAGTCTCTGGCTTGCTCCACCAAGGAAAGTCCTTCACCACTTCACCCTCGACGTAGGACTGCTGTTGCAGGTACTCTTCGCGGGCTGGCAGCTCGATTTCCTTGCGCCGAATCGCCAGTCTCTTCATGCTGCGAACTTCCTGGTCGGTAAGATCCTTCTCCGTGCCATCGGGCAGGGTGATGACTCCACCATCTGGGTTCTCTTCGCACCACAAAATGACATCCAACGCTCTCTGGCGTTCTTCCTTCACTTGTTCAAGTGTAGTCAAACGCTCGACAACATCAGATACGTCCACCTGTCTTGCCGGCGCTGAGGACTTCGCAGTCTCCAGTTCCTTTTGCAGTTCAGCCAGACGCGACTTTTGCGCTTCCAGTTCAGCTTGAGCGGCCTTCTTCGCAGCAACTAACTTGTTGATGCGCTTCTGTACGCCCTTGCTTAACGAACTTTCTTCAGCTTCAGCTTCTTCTTCAATGGGCTGATCGGCTTCTACCTCTGCTTCAGCTTCCGAGTCCACAATTGGCTCCTCAGTCTCAGCTACAGGTTCAGCCTTCTCCTCTGTGGCGGGAGCCGCCTCCTTCTCGTCAAGGAAACCAGACTTGAGCAGGTCACTAAGACTTTGCTGGTCCAGCAAACCGAGTTTCTGTGCAACGGGTGTACTGCCTGCCTCCTGACTCCCGGCGTCAGGCTGTGTTTGTGCTTCGTTCATGCTAATAGGTAGCAAGTCCTTTATATAATCAAACCAGTAGCGCTGGTTAGCCCGCTAGTGGCGTTATGCCAAATCTTCGTTATTAGTCAAGCCATTTAATTCTCTTGCTTGCCTTCTTAATTCAATAAGTGTGCTCAAAGTAAGATTAATCCCATCAGCTTGCCCTGCGGAATGTATTCTATCTTCTCCTTTGCAGTCTTTACTTATAGCCATCATCCAGTGCTGTTCTTGCAACTGCTCGATAACTTTAAGCACTTCGCTCCAGATAATGTTTTTACCTGAAAAGCCAAAGGCGTCCTTTTGATTTTCCGTCATTGTTGAGATACAGGAGTTACACCGATTCGGCCAATTTGCGCGTTTTGCTGCTGCATAACCGACATTTGCAGGCTCTTAACGTAGTTTTCAAACAGCGCCTTGAAGTTCTCGTCCTGCTGCAACGCAGCCTGCGCTTTCGGGTTAGACTGCAACACCTGCTGCGCGTATTGCAACTTGGTCTGTGCAGCGGGGTCGTTCTCTTGGTACAGCGCCTCATTGCCAAGGAGCATCATGCCAATGTCACTCTGCACGTCCTTAAACATCTGCACGCTGGCCTGCTGTTGGTTGACAATAAGCTCGCTTGCCATTTCAGGCGCGATAGCTTGGATCATCATCTCAGTGAGGCGCGTCCTGTTAAGCACGCCGCCCGTGTCGAGTTGGGCAACCTTCGTAAGGAAATCGATCTTCTGCGCGATATACTCCTTGTCCATGTCCATCACGTCAAATCGGACGTTAAGGTCGAACTCGTTGTGTATCTCAGACAAGCTCTGTGGCAACTGACCGCCAGTGACGCGCAGGATCTCTTCCGGGCTCATGTACTGGCAGCACAACGCAAACATCTGCCGGTAGATGTTACGCCAGCTTAAGAGCCAGCTGTTCACAAGCAACTGCTGCAACATCTGCGTCTTGGCTGGCGGCACAAACGCATTAAGCGTGCCGAAGTACGCAGCGTGATTGGCTTCCACACGCTCAATGAGCTTAAACGCCACCGTGGGTTCACGCGCAGGCGGCTCCATGAAGCTGTAGTCCGTAGGACTTACGACAGGCAACTGTACTCCTGGGCCCACCTTGTTGATGGCACCAATTCGTTTGACGACTTTGATGGGAGGTAGAGTCGAGAAGGCAGTATGATCCCGGATCGAATCGTGCTGGGCTTTGACTTCGTCTTGATCAGTGCTAGCCAACTCGGGTATACCACGAGTATCAGTAATAGCGCGGCGCAACTGTTCACGACGGAATTCAACAAACGGGTATTCGCCGTGAGCGTAATCAAGTCGCTGATGGATAGCCCACGAGGCTGCATCTTCTTTTCGATTGGACGCGGCTTGCGGACAAAAAACGGTGAAGTAGATGGCGGGAGCTTTTCCGTCGAGGCTTTTCGTGTAAGCATAAACAACCTCTACCATGTTCATGTAGTTTACGCCGTTGTAAACCAACATGGTCGTTGTTGGGAGCAGGTTGATGTTGTAGAAAGTGCTGCTCTTGCCAATCTGCTGAAGCGCACGCTCAACCCAGTCTGGATCCCAGCCTTCAGTCGTGATCTTCTCGCGCAACTCAACCTCGGACATCCATGTCCTACGATAGATTACCCGTGATCGCTGCAAGTCAGCCGTCTCTGGCGGCACGATGATTTCGTCCCAGGGCTTGAGCGCAACGATCTCGGGAAGATTGCGGCTGACGTATTCTTGGTCATACGTCGCACGGCCAGTCGTCGCCATCTCGTTAACCATGCGCTTAGCGTTTGCCGCATCCAGATCGGGGATCGCAGCTTGAATAATCGCAGCAGCTTGATCTGGAGCGTCCAAGATCATCTGTGGCAACTCGGCCAACACAGATCCCTGTGCCTGCGCAGCCATCTGAAAGAGTTCTTCAGCGGTAATCTCCTGTGTACGCTTGCTGATATTCTGTTGCCACCCTACAAAGAACGCGCTCCAGCCGTATTGCAAAGCGTACTGCGCCCCAAGCTCGGCTTCTTTACGAAGCTCCTGCGGCATCTTAGAGTCGCGAATCCAGTGCAAAAGGTTCGTTGCAATGCCGCTCACCGGCGCATCGTCAAGCGTCACGCCGGAGGCCCGGATGGTTGCACGCTGGAAGGCCGTGACTAGCAGCGCGGACAGTTCGTTGCAAGACGAGTCAATGAGCCTATTACGAACGTCGCTCGCACCTTCAAAGGGCCACGCCGGGCTGCCTTCTGGACGGGAATCACTATGCTTTTTCCCGTCATCAGTCTGTCCTGCCCAACGAGCAAAACGGATGTTATCAAACTTTGTCACCAAGTTGCCTTGCGACGAGTTAATCATCGAGCGATTGTACTCGCTCAATAGCTCGCCAATGTCAGGCGTATCAGAAGCAATAGCTAAAGGGTCAACTGGTGAGATCATGTTAATAACTTCCTGTCATAGACATTCGTTTAGATTGTTTTTCCCAATCTAAGCCGCCAAAATAGGCTG